ACCTGACCATTACATATTCAAGGAATATGTCGAACCTCAAAGGCCTTCACTATGATCGCACCATCGTTTGCGTTGACGGCCACGGAACGAGTGCTGCCAAAGCTGGCGCTTGATTTCACCACGGTTAGCCTAGATCCTCGTGTCACCTTTTGTTGCGTTTTTAGGAAACTGGTTCTTGAACTTGCTGCGAAGCAGTATTAAATTTTTACAGACATCCTACACTAAAACCTATGACAAACCCCATTGACCCCCGTGAGTTTGGACGTTTAGAAGCACAAGTTGACCTGCTAAATCAAGAAGTACATTTACTTCGTAATGACATTAAAAGCCTATTAGAGCTTGCCAATAAGTCTAAAGGTGGCTTCTGGGTAGGAATGGGTGTAGCGTCGATTGTGGGTGGTATTGTATCCTTTTTAGTGGATAAGATAGCATGAAGAAACAAAAGCAAGTTGACTTTATGGTTCCCGTATGTGGTAATTGTCGCTTTTACAAGCCACAAGAATCTGAAGGAAACATGAATGAACCTTATGGAGCTTGTTTTGCTATGCCGCCTGTTCCCAATGTGAATGAAGATGGGGTTGCTTCTTTAAGACCGTTGGTAGAAATAGATGAACCTCCTTGTGCTTTTCATCAAATGGTAGCTCAATGAAGAAAATTAAGTATGACAAGTCTGTTTTTTGTGACAGCCAAAACAGGCCGCTAATAACAGGATTGTTTAAGGAAACTTCTGCACAGCACGTAGATAAGAAATATGCAGTGTTTTCCTTAGATGACTGGCGTGAAGTGTATTTGGAGTGTCGTGATGTCACTGACTACAAACCTGCTATGGCTTTGGTTGGTGACTGGAAACACTGGTGTATGCTGCGTAACAATGAGAAACTAAAGCCTTATTTTGATGCGTGGCGCGATGAAGTAGAAACTCAGCTTAAAATGGAAGCCATAGAGCTTCTAAAACAACATGCAGCGGGGCAGGGAGGCACTGCTGCTGCTAAATGGCTTGCAGAGGGTCAATATAAGGAAATGAAAGCTAAAGTGGCTAAAAACTCCGTAGGAAGACCTGTAAAAGAAGAAGAAGATACAAGCGAACAAGACAACAAGAAAATAGAGAAAGACATAGGTAGGCTTGGGCTAGTTATGGGAGGTAAGCGATAATGCCTGGTGGCGGTTGGCGGCATGATAACGCAAACTGGCACTTAAAATTATGCCATGTGTGCAATACGCAGTTCAAACCCAACTCAGGAGTTCACAAGTTTTGTTCTACATCGTGCAAAGATAAATGGAAGTATATAAGTGGTTCGTGTAACACCGAAACACAATATAAAAATATTTCGGGGAATTGGGAAAGATACTTTGCACGTTTGTGCTGCCGTTCTCGAAAAAGACAAGATATAAAAGTAAATGATTTGCTTAAATTGCTAGAAAAACAAAATGGATTGTGCGCTTTATCTGGAATAGAATTAACTTGTATTTTAGAAAAAGGTAAAAAAATTAAAACAAACGCAAGCATAGACAGAATTGAAGCAGGAAAAGCATACTCAATTGATAATATACAACTTGTATGTGCTGCGTTAAATTCTTGGAGAAACGATACAGATTTGCAAGAATTTATTTGGTTTTGCAACAAAGTCACTAAACATCAAAGCAAGAAAGGAGGACACGATGCCTTACAGTAAAAATGGGGTTCGTGACTATCGGGCGTGAATATAATGAGTACCACGCAGACGACAAACAAAAGAAACGTAGAGCAAAAAGAAACTCTGCAAGACGTGAGTTAGAAAAAGAAGGCGTAGTGCGTAAAGGGGACGGCAAAGACGTAGACCATAAGCGCCCATTAAGTAAAGGTGGTGGCAATCATAGGTCTAATTTACGTGCTGTACCTGCTTCTAAGAATAGGTCGTTTGCTCGTACTAAAAACGGAAAAATGAAATAATGTTAAAACCTCAAATGGTTCGGGACACAAGTGGCGGTGTCGTACAAGCGTTGCAGCCTACAGAAAATGTAACACTGAGTGTTACTACTTCTTCGGCAAGAGTTCAGCTTCCTAGTGACACTGAGCTTGTACGCATTGCTACTTTAGTTGATGTTTATTTGCAATTTGGTGGAAGTGGCGTTACAGCAACCACTTCGTCTATGTTGTTTCCTGCTGGAACAGAAGTGTTTAACACTCAAGACGCTACTACTACTCATGTAGCAGCTTTGTTAGTGGGTACAACTTCTGGTGCATTAACTGCGACAAAAATGTTATGATTATTTTTCTTAAAAAACTGCTTAAAATTAAACTGACGTTACAAGAAAAAGAAAAAGAAATGTGGAGTTTAACTAAAAAATATGAAAAATATAAAGAAGCCCGTAGAGTATTAGCAAAGGAGTTTAATAATGGCTAATGCTATATATGGTAAAGCACGGGAAAAATTCCTTAATGCTGACATTGATTGGTCGGTAGACACTATTAAAGTGGCTCTTGTTGATACTGCAAGTTATACGGTTGCTATTGATACAGACGAGTTTTATAGCACTATATCGGCTGCTGTTGTAGGCACTCCTATTACATTGAGTGGTAAAACATCAACATTAGGTGTTGGAGATGCAAACGATGTTAGCTTTACTGGTTTGTCTGGAGCGCCTTCTATTGAGGCTTTAGCAATTTATAAAGATACAGGTGTAGCTGGAACGTCGCCTCTTATTGCTTACATAGATACAGCAACAGGTTTGCCTGTATCTGCTGGTGCAACTCAAGCGGATGTTACTTGGGACAACGGCGCTAATAAAATTTTCAAACTATAGGTGATAAATGGCTGATAATGTAGGGTACACTCCCGGTACTGGTGAAACAGTTGCAACAGATGATGTTTCTGGTGTCCAGTATCAACGCATTAAGTTGACAGATGGGCAGCCTGATTCAGTCGTCCATGCGAGAGTAAAAGCGACAAACGCAGACGCTACCGACGCTGGCATTGTTGTTCGTCCAACACCGCAAAAAACATGGTCGGTGAGCTTTACGCGAGTAAGTGCCTCGGCACTCGATAGCCCGGAAATGACGCAGCGCAGGCTTGGTACGGGAATGGGCGTTTCTCAGTCGGCAGGCAATTTAGTAGTGACGACAGGAACAACGGCAAACAGTGAGTTTTTAGCACGCTCCACTGTTTCATTTAACGGCGCACTTATTGAGCGACACCAGACCATATTGAGCCAACGTATTGCCAACAATAACTGTGCTGTGCTGCTGGCCGACCGTATTGCCGAGGGTGTATCGTGTACAATTAACAGCGCTACAAGCATTACAGTAAACGTAGTAGCTCATGGGTTCACGGCGGCTAATGTCGGCCAGTTTATGAATATCGGCGCTATTAGTGGGGCAAACGGTGTGCCGGGGCGGTATGCTATTGCTTCTATTCCGTCGGTCGACACTATTACTTTTACGGTCGCTGGCTGGCCTGCCTCTGGTTCATGCACGGTTGACTTATTTGGCTGGAACTATGTACGGTGGTTGTATTCAGGCACGACTGCCACTGCCGCTGCAATTGATGCTCAGAGATATGGCTGGAACTCTGGCGACACGACAGCGACAATAAATACGACTGCTTCGCCGGGTCACATGGCGCAGACGGCAATTGACGGTCGAAATATCTATTTTTCCGATACGTTGGTGGCTTCAAGCACCACGCCTGCGGTAGCGGTACGTGGTCATAGATACGTGAATATCCCCGATGATGACGTTGAGTTGTTCATGTATTTATGGGCGTTTAACGGTTCAACGGCTCCAGCTAGTACGACAACATGGACGGTGGGCTTTGTAGCGGTTGAAGATGTTGTAAATACACCGGTTTATTTGGCTGGCGTAAGACAACAGGGTTTTTCATCTCCGCTTCCCGTGGTATTTCCTGCGGCGCAAACGGTTACATTATCTGCTAATACTCCTACACTGGCGGCAGGCACAAACTTAGCTGCTGACGTTGGCGTTCAATATCGCGCTAGTGCTACTGGCGCAGCATCCTTTGTTTCTGTGCTATCTCCAGCAACACCGGCGTCTGCCACGATCAAAGGTAGTGCTGGGCGGCTTCTCAGCTGGCAATTGCAAAACAGCAGTACCGGCCTTAGATCGGTCAAGGTATTCAACGCCACCGCACCAACTCTTGGGACAACGTCAGCTGCGTTCGAAATTGATATCCCGGCGGGCGGGAAAGATGTTGTGCAGCTTACTGGCGGCATTGCGTTCGCCACCGCAATAACGTACAGCGTCACTGCCGCAAAAGGATTGACCGACAATACCGCAACGGGCTTGGCGGCTAACGATGTTTCAGGCTCATTCTTCTTCGCATAAAGGCTAAACATGACTAAGACAGCAGATTTATCTATTTTAATCCGCGACCCAGAAGGTAATATTATTGGGAACCAAAACGCTATCGGCATTACTGATGATGACGGCGTTACTGTGGTAATACCTTTGGGTTATTTAATGGACATTCAAAATGTTCCGTTGAGCGATCTGACGTTCAATGTTATTGCGCCCGCGGTGCCAAAAACGCCGACAGCGGTAGTTAGTCGCGTTGACGACGTAGAAAACAATATCAGCACTATTGTTTTCGGCTACGAATGAGATGTAGCTAACGCTGTAAATCATTTAATTGTGCAACGCGCATCTGCTTCCGAAATTGGTGATATTAGTCAAATCGAGCGCATTGATGCAGAAATTACCACGACACAAACAACATTGAATCTATTAAAATCTTTATAAAATAAATGCTTTTAACACTTCTAAGCCCTCAAACTCTAGGTGTTCCCACTGTTTATCCGACTGGAATACCTAGCGCAGAGGCGTTTGGAAACCCTGTAGTAACTTCTACTGGCGGGGGCACTGCTTCGGTGTTTCCTTCCAGTATTTTAAGCGCAGAAGCATTTGGAAATGCTGTTGTTTCAACAGGTGGGGCAGTAGTAAGTGTTAAACGTTATTACCCAAGACACATGAGAAAATTCATAGGTCGTCGTTAATGGTCGTTAAAAAGAAACAATTAGACAAACAAGCCATACGTGAGGCTGCTGAGGCTGATTTAGAGACTTTTATTCGTCTTATAGCACCTCATCGTGTATTAGGGGATATTCATTCTGAACTTTGTCGTTGGTGGACTAGAGATGACGCAAAAGATAACCAACTTCTTTTATTGCCGCGTGACCACGGTAAAAGTGCTATGGTCGCCTATCGTGTGGCATGGTGGATTACAAAGCATCCTGATACCACTGTCTTATATGTATCTGCAACAGCTAACTTAGCAGAAAAGCAGTTAAAGTTTATTAAGGACATTTTTACTAGCGACACTTATAAGTTTTATTGGCCTGAAAT